CCTGACTCTCTGTTTCCTGCCTGCCCCTGCCATATGGGACACCACTGGTGTCATTATTCATCTTATCATTTCTCTGAGTGACCGTGAGGCAGGGGAGTGGGTGTTGCTGAAGTGGGCAAGGTTGCGGCTTCAGGTTTTGATGAAAGACACCATAATCATGTTTGAAGGCTTCAACACCGAAGTTAAGCTGCATAATTCCGTGAAGCTCGGAGGTGAGCGAAGGTCTGCCCTTGCGACATTTCGGCAGGTTACCATCAGGTCAGTCAGATTTATTGATTCCATGAAGTTGCCTGAGTTCGTCCGGAGACGCCTGACCTGGAAAGACGGGGTTAATGACGTTGAACATAGCCGTGCTCTTCTTGAATGGCTTGGTTGGCCAGTCAATGTCGAAATCACTGAGCCGGACATGTCGGATCCTGTCACCCAGTCTTGGCGTGACTGGCTAATTTGTGGCTCCGATTTTCGGACTGGCATTTCACAGCTTCAAGTCCATTACGACAAGAATTTGGATCATTTGAGGGCCATGGCTCTTGAGTATAAAAGGACAGAAACATATCAATCCATTGGAGCGGAACTGACCAGCACCTCCCGTTACTTTCAAAACAGAAAGCCCGAGGGCCTGCCTGATGTGCAGGATGACGTATGGGAGGTTCTGGGGACCATTTTTCGAAATTCCAATCTCACACCTTTTAACTACATAATTAAGATGTGGGAAAAGAAATACGCCCTTGGATTCTGGATGAAAACTCCAGGCCGTAAGTCTAAAATGAAGAGAAGTGCCTTCATTTCAACAATAGGGTTTTCTAATTTCAAGAAGTTGTGGGCCAGGACATTCTATTATGCATCTCAGATTGCCCCTGTGGCCCACGTCTCTGTGAAGGGAGAGGCCCTGCCTCCTAAGAAGTGGCAAAATGGGTTAGTGCGTTCAATTATAGGATCTCCCATCACCCATTATATTATGTCGACGGTTTTTAATTATGGCCCTAATCACCATTTTGATTGGGAATCGACTCCCATAAAAGTCGGTATGCCTTTAAATGGGCATTGGATGTCCGATCTCTTTGCGAAGCACGGCCGTTTTGACATTCATGTTGAAGGCGACTTTACAGCCTTTGACTCCACTGTCGACGGCCCTATTATCGAGATCATCAAGGCAGTCCGTAAGCGTGGATACGATTACCATAAAGACAGGTCCGCCATTTGTGACTTGATAGATATTTCATACGATCAAGTCCTTTCACAACAGTTAGGTCATACATCGACAGGTAATATTTTTCGTAAAGGGACCGGCGAGACCACTGGCCACTCATCTACATCGATGGATAACAGCATGGCTTTGACAATTTTGTACTTGGCTGCATGGAAAGAACTCACTGGGAAGAACGCCCGTGAATTCCTTTTCTTTAATGAGTTGTCCTGTTATGGGGACGACCACCTTTTGTCAATTGCCAATTCCAGGCCTCGCGCCTGGAATCCTCGCAACATCAAGAGGGTTATGTCCCGGTGGGGTGTGACTAATAATTTAGAAGTTAAACCTTTGGCTGAATGTGAATTCCTTTCCAAGAGGTGTGCCCGTGTTTCAAACACACTGGCGGCTGAAATGCGAGTGCACGGTGTTGCTCTCCGGACTTACGCCGTCTGGCACAATAAGGCTAAGTTAGTTGGCAAGTTGGTGGCCCCTGTCAAGAACGCAAACCCCAATTACCAGGTCAAGAGGTTGCTGTCTTACATAACTTTGACTGCACATCACAAAGATGTTTATGATGGAATTTGCACTGCCCTCGAGTCATCTTGGCTTAAGAAGGCCCTAGTGGCATCAAAGCTCAAGGTGCCTTCTTA